AGGCGGCTCAACTATAAGTATGACATAGATACAGAGTTTGCTAAAACAGGAGGAGACAGAGACCAAACGCTGATAAGAATTATTTGCCTTATTGCTTTGCATAATCTTACGATTCCGTTTGAGCTCCACGATGAAGAGGGTAAGTATTATCAACAATATCAAAGAGCAATGGAGGACGTTATGAAGATCGAAAAGGGTACGCTGTTAAGTGATATTCTTACTTTTCAGGATACGGATAAGCAGGAAATACTATATGGTAAGTCTGATAACGCTGAACTTAAATACTGATGGCAATAGCAATACAAGTAAACAACGATAATATCGAAAGCGGAGCCATTGAGAATTTGGTAGGTTCTGACCAATACGAGTACATTGCACCTGGGCATGTTAAAGTATTTGGCAAAGATGCTAAAACCCCGGAATGGATATATTATGACGGTGAAAATCTTAAAATAAGCAGAAGTAAAACACTAAAAGAATTGTATTATGAAGTTTTGGAATAAAGTCGGCATATACACTCCCGGCGAGATAGATAATATTAAACGCCGCAAATATAAAGAAGGTGCTAAAAGAAATATACAGGTGCTCCAATTAGAGCGAACAAAAGCAGACATTGACGCATGGAGAGATGCACTTAATTACGCCGAGGATGTGGAAGCACCTGACCGAACGGAATTGATTAGGCTTTATAATGAGGTGTTACTGGATGATGGGGTAAGTGGTTTTATTGAGAGTTTGGAAAATCGGATTAATGCAAGCGAATTTAACGTTGTCGATCAAAACGGTGAAATAATAGAAGGCAAAGAAGAGATTTTTGACGGGCAATGGTTTGACGAAATAGTTAACAGCTTTGTTATATCACTACTCAAAGGATACAGGCTAATAGAGATCACTCCCAGAAATGGAAAAATTGACCGATTAAATGATATATTTGTATTTCCCGACCATTACATTATTCCGCAATGGCAGCAAATAATGACAACAGAGGGCGCGGTTGAGAGTGGAATAAGCTATGACACGAAAGAATTACCACTCATTGAGATGGGTAATCCACGTAAACACGGGCTTCTCAATAGTATCGTACCGCTATACATATATAAGAAAAACGCCCTTCAATATTGGAGCAACTTCCAAAACAAGTTTGGCATACCTCCAGTAGTGGCAAAAACAGAGCTTTCAAATGAGACCTCCCGGAAAAATATGTATAACTTTCTGCAGAATTTGGCTTCCAATTCAATCGGGGTAGTAGATAAGGACGATGAAATAGAAGGGTTACGAGCGAACAGCGTAGACGGTTACAATACCTTTAATGAGATGAAGAAAGAAATGGACATCGCTATTCAGAGACGTTTAGAAGGTCTAACAATGACATCACAGGAAGGTAGCAGCCGGGCACAGGCAGAGGTTCATCAGGATACAGGGGACATTTGGTTTTTTGGAAGGCTTAATAAATTTAAAAGATTAGTTAACACTCAATTAATTCCTTTACTGGCAAATTCAGGGTTTAATATTAGCGAGACTGATCGGATCCGATACAAAGAAAACAAGGACGTTAATGCAATCATACAGCATGTTCTACAATTGAAACAGGCAGGCTATAAGGTTGACCCGGAATGGGTGGAAGAGGCTACGGGATACCCCTTAGAAGAAATAGAGCAGGCGCAACCGGGCTCAGCTATGACAGATTTGGAGAACTTATATAATTCGTTGTAAATGGACACACAGGGACGCTTTAAAAAAGCAGAAAGAGAGGAACTGATAGAACGGTTTTTGGCTGGTAAAATATCAAAAACGGCCCTGCCTTTCGATGTTATCGAGCAAATATATGACCAGATGCTCAGTTATGGCTCCGCTGGATTTGGTGAAACCTTTACGAATCCCTATAACCCATTTTACGACACCACTAAAAAATTCAATAAGAATCTGGCAAAGTTTTCAGCATACAAGATAAGCCACAATCTCAATGATCTTGAGAACGCACGTAAATTATTGGGAGACCAGGAATTTCAAGGCAAAGCTAAGAAGATACAAGAAAAATACCTATTCAACTGGCTGGAAACGGAATACATAACAAACCAAAAGCAGGCAGCGGGCGCACGTAAATGGGCGGAAGTGACAGGCGACAAACAAACCTTTCCGTTGCTTCAATACATTGCAATCATTGATGATAATACAAGGGATGAACACGCCGGGTTAGATGGAATTATAAGGAAAGTTGACGACGACTTTTGGGATGTTTATTTCCCGCCAAACGGATATAATTGCCGTTGCTCAGTTGATTCACTGAGAAGGGCAAGCGAAACCGATTTAAGGCAACGCCCTATGAAAGAAGTTAATCAAAACATGAACACAATATTTAAATCTAACCCTGGTAAATCAGGTCAAATATTTAACGGCTCCCATCCATATTTTGATCGTAGGAAACGAACACTTACTAAACAGCAAATGAAAGAAGCCGACCGAATGGCAGAAAAACTTATATCATGAAACGATTCCGGGACATAGATGACGATTTTAGACGAAAAGGCAAACGCTTGGACAAAGCGCTAAGGAACGATATTCCAAAAGAGATTGCAGAGGAACATCGCAGGGGCTTTAGACGTTCTTTTCGTGAACAGCGTTTCTATGACTACGGTCAACGTAGATGGGAGGAACCGGAACGCAAAGATACAAGCACGGCATTTCCTCCTCCGACACGTTCACACCTTACGCGAAACACTTTGATAGGTAAAGCGGGAGCCGGCGGAAGCGGTTTGCAGGATAGCTTCAGAACAACTATAAGAAAAGATCAGATAATAATAGCCAATACGCGCCCGTATGCACAGGCGCACAATGAAGGGGCAAAGATTAAGATACCAGTTACAAAAGATATGCGAAAATTTGCCTGGGCAATGTATTATAAGGCTAAAAAACGAGGTGCTAAGAATTATGAAAGCTGGAAAGGACTTGCACTGACTAAGAAAAGCAGCATAACTGTTACTATTCCACAGCGTAAGTTTATGGGACACTCCCGGAAGATTGATGATAATGTAGACAAAGAAATAGATCAGGAACTAAACGAAATATTATGAAAGCTACATATTACACAGAACTAAAGGCCAAGCTAAAACAGGTAAGAGAACTGAAATTCATTAGCCGCTGGAAAAACCAAGTAGCACAAAACCAGGTGGCTCAAACTCCTGCTTTGTTTATTGAAATTCCACAGATTAGCTATAACGACAACACGGCAAAACAGCAAGATGCAAGCGATGTGAGAGTTATTCTGCATTTGGTTGTAAAAAAGAACACCTCCGAAGACACCGAGGACACTAAACTATATGATATTTCTCAAAAGATTTACAACGTTCTGCAAAACACCGATGGATTTAGCCGTTTGTCGGAGTCGCTTGATGTTACCTATGACACAATAGAAGATTTTCAACTTACTTACTTAATAGGTAGATTAGTAGACGAAGACGCGATGAAGGATTACAGCGAAATTGATAGACCTGATCTTAATACTATTAATCAAATGAATAAGCCGGATGGAAGTTAAAAACAATTCTAGGAAAACAAGAGCCAAGAGGGTTAAGGCTTATATTAAAAGCAGAAAGCTCACCGACCCATATTGTAATTTAGAGAATGAGTTTCGGTGGCTTTCTGAGATTCTTTGTGTTTCGGTGGAGACTGTTCGAAGGGATTATTATCAATAATAGATTATATGAAATCTCTTTCTCTGTCTAATGCTGAAATATAGAACTTTGTCAATTCTTTATCATTAATATAACTATTCCAAGTTTTTTTAATGTAGACTAAGTGATCTTGTTTTCTGAAATTATCTCCTTTTAAACGTGTTTCTATTATTTTATTTCGAAGTACATTTATAGTTTCGTTTTCTACAGATTTACCATTTATTAGTTGTATAAAGAATGATCTTACTTTGTCTATATCATGATTTTTTTCTATTACTAAATAATACGATATTCCTAAAATTATACTGTTCGGAATGATTTTAGTAGTTGCAGAAATTCCTTTTAGTACATAGTCATCAATATTATCAAAAGACTTTTTTTGGGACATGTAAATATCCATTAATTCTTTATTTGATAATTTTAACCATTTATTGCTACTACCATGCCTTATGGATTTGTGCTTTCTTTTTAAACCAACGTAAATTTTTAAAGCGGCTGCATTTGAACTTGCATTTTTAACGCCTTTGATAGATAAGACATCTCCAGCTGTTCTGTTCTTACCTGTATCATAAACGGCAAAAACCTCCTCATAATCTAAACCTCTAGTTACATACATATTTTGAGGGATTTTAGATTTTACAATTGCCATTAATCTATGTTGTCCATCAATTATCTTATTATCATCAGATATAGCAATTCCCTGACTTGTTGTTTTCCATTCGCCTTTTTCCATCTGGTCAGCATAAAAATTGATAGTTACTTTAGAAATATGCCTGTTGGCAGTATTCATTTTTAGCATTTCGAATGCTTTTTCCGGTGTAATTAATTCAAGAGTAGTTTTCATAAGTTTTTTTTAAATTAAAGAATTCAATATTTTTTGATATTCGTTCTCCGGTGATTCAATTGGCTCTATTTCATTTTTAAATGGCCAGTCTTTTTCTACAATGAAATTGTATTTGGCATCCATGTTTGTTAATAATGAAGCAGTGAACATTTTTCCATTAAAAAAACATAACGAATATAATTCTACAGCATCGTCTTCAAGTATAGCGTAATCATCAATTATGAATATTTTACAGTCTTTTAAAAAAAGATGTATTTCTCCTTTAAAATTATCCACAATTTCACGAACAGTTGCAAATACTATTTTCACATATTCATCAGAAAAATTTAGAATATATTTAATAATATCTTTATCGGATTCTTTTGTGAAAAAATCAGCCTCCTTTAGTATTTGTGTTTCAGGTAAGTTATACCCAGAAATAATTTTTTCCGACCCAAAATTGTGTGCGAATTTTTGTTTTTTATTTTCAATTGTTTTTTTATCCATAACTTCACTCTTTAGATTCAACGTACTTTTCAATTAGTTCAATGATCTTTTGCTTCATGCTTTTACCTTCCTTAACGAGCTTGATTTTAAAGTCTTCGTAAAGTTCTTTCGGCAAAACCACATGGATTGGTTTTTTGTTCATAACGACTCCTTTTTTATACAAAGATACAAATAAATATTTAAACAAAACAATAAAAATGGATAAAATTTCCGATTAATTTATTTGCTTTCAATTATTTGCCCTTATCCGTTTATGTAATGAGTATTTAAAAGCCTGATTTGTTAGTGATACGCTTACTTAATACGTATTTTTATTATATGCCAATACCTCAAAAACAGCAAGGTGAAAGCAATGAAGAGTTCATGCAACGGTGCATGGGTAACGAAACAATGGTTAGTGAATATCCTGAAGAGAACAAAAGATATGCAGTTTGTCAATCACAAATCGAAAATATGAAGGTACTTTTATACGGGAACATAGGTGAAAAGGTGGATGGAGATGCAATTTCTCAGCAATTACGGGAAATGGCAAAACAATCCGATACAATTGATGTTCATATCAATTCGTACGGCGGAGACGTTCAGCAAGGCGTTTCCATCTTTTCAACTATTATCTCACTCAACAATGAAGGCAAAGAAGTCAATACTTATATAGACGGTTTTGCTGCTTCTATCGCTTCTATAATTGCTATGGCTGGCAAAAAAATATTTATGAATGACTTTGCCAGAATTATGGTACATGAAGCGTTCATGGGAGATAACTCTAATTTGTCAGAAAACGACAAAAAGGCTCTTAACGAAATAAACGACATGCTAGCTCAAATACTGAGTAGGAGAGGAGTTAATAAAAACAGCATACAAAAGAAAATGCGGGAAGAGACCTGGATTCGTTCAGGAGAAGCTAAGGAGCTTGGAATGGTTGACGAGGTTATGGAAACTAAGGCAGTTCTGAAAGACAGGGCGGAGTTAATCATTGAAAGCAATGAAGATATATCAAAAAAATTAAGTTACGTCACAAATCTATTAGGCGAAATGCCTTACACAATAGTAAACTTCGAAAATAACGACAAAATGGAAAGATTAAAAGCAAAGTTGAACCTTAAAAGCGAAGATGAAATAATCAACCGCTTTGATGACCTTAACGGCAAGTTAGAAACCTTGCAAAACGAGAAGTCAAAGCTGGAGAAAGAAAAATCTGAGCTTACAAAAGAGAAAGAAAAGCTCGAAGCTGAAAAAGCAGAGCAGACAAAGAACGAAATCACTACCCTTATAGATAATGCTATTCAGAATGGC